GTTCAGAATAGTGGTTCTCTTGGCAGCAGAGGTGCTGTCTTATGAGGACTATTATGTCTGTTCACCGCTGATTGGCGGCGCCCTAGGGTTCAAGGTTCTTTCCCCGGTTTATCACCGGTCGTTCTGGCTCCTTTTAAAGAAAGGTAAAAATGGTTTATCCTGTAACGAGCTATGTGGAGTACCGAGCGAATGCCCGGCAGAGGGTTGCGCGGATTGGCTCTAAACAAGCCCGCCCGTTCACCCTCAAAACTAACTTCACACTCGATTTTCGGGAGGACCTATCTGAGAGTGGACCCTTTAACAACTGGCCAGGAATGGCATCAGGCGTGCAGGTGTCCTATGACTCAGTTCGGGCTGCGGCCTATAGCCGGTTCGTAAATGAGCTCGGGAATGCATCACAGCTTGGCTCAACGGCGACTGCCGAGGCTAAGTCTACGTGCAACCTCGTGACCTCAAAAATCCTTGAAATTCTGCGCAGCGCAAGGCTGGCGAAACAAGGTAGGTTTATGGAAGCCTTTCGCGTACTCGGATATCCAGTGCACGAGAAAACCATACGTAAGAAGCTCTACTATAAAAATAAAAAGGTTGGTAGGGTCTCTAAAGGGAAGATGCGAGGTGGCAAGTACAAAGTTGTCGTGAGACGCTATTATGTACATGGGAACGGCCGTGAGGTCGCTCAAACACTCGCAGGTGGATGGTTGGTGTGGAGCTACGGGATAAATCCCTTACAGCAAGACATCTACAATTCGCTAGACCTTTTGCAAAGGCCTCTGCCGTACTTCACAAACGTGAAGGCGTCGGCAAAGCAGGAGCGAAGGTACGAAGTCCCGATACCTACGGCTGTGAAATACATTCACAAGCTAAAGGTAACGATGAACGCCCGGGTGAGCGTTGTCAATCCAAATCTTTGGATGCTAAATCAGCAGGGTCTAATCAACCCTATACAATGGATTAACGAAGCCATACCTTTCAGCTTCGTAGTAGATTGGTTCTCCAACCTGTCAGCAGTGATAGGAAGTTGGACTGATTTTACTGGGCTTGATATGTCCGATCCTTGTACCATCGAGTTGCTCGACCAGACGGAATGGCAAAGTTGGCAAGCGGGTTACTACGACCCTATGCTTGAGCATAGGTTTCATCGTGTGTACCGTGACCGAATTTACCGTCCGTTTCTTAAACCAAATCTGGTCTTCGACTGGGAGCGCGTCCAATGGCAGCGCGGATTAAACGCCATTTCTCTCCTCGTAGTTGTCTTTGGCGAAAAACGCTAAACTACTACATTTTTCACTCAAAAAGGATGTATAACTATGCCTCAAATGGCAAATATCACCATCAAGAAGGCTGACGGCACTACTGACGTCATCTGGACGGCATTGCAGGCATCGGCTGGCGACAGCATGCCCGCAACCTGGCGGAACAACACCGTCGGGACCACTTTGGCTCAACGACCCACTTTCAGTGTTTCATCGAAGTGGAATGGCCCAAAGACCGGACGCCGTATTTCAGGCAACTACGCCTGGCCTATCACGCAGACTGACTCAACGGGCAACGTGGCCGTCGTCGGGGTGAACCCCGCGTCGTTCACGTTTCTTGCCGTTCAGAATCAGGATCCTGCACTCATCAAAGAACAAGCCTACCAGTTCGCCAATCTGGTCGCGAATGCGATCATCAAGGCGTCCATGGAGGAAGGTTACGCTCCGCGTAGCTAACGCGGTATGTGTGCCCTTTGACAAGAGGATAGGTTATGCAAAATCTCTATGAAGAGCTTCGCATCTTTAGTCAGTTATGTGACGAGGTGGCAACGCCATTCGCCTACAAAGCCAATAAAATGGCTCAAAGGGGTGAGTGGTTGGGGTTGTTGTCTATGCAGATACGACCGCAGGATTACACCTGCCCACGTACATATTTCCAAGATGCCCAGGTGAAAGCATTCTGGTCAAAAATCGAAGACTTCACAGTCGACGGTATTGATCGGGTTGCCGCTGCCGAGGCGAATTTTTGGAAGTACGAGGTCCAGTGTTATCAAACGAACGAGAGATTGAGTCCTTTGCTAGTTGATGCAAGTCATTATGGCGAAGGCGTCAAGCAACTTATTGTTGCCTGGCGGAAAGAACTTCGGTCTCTACTTGGGAAGCCGCCTGTGAAGGCCGCTATTCCAGGCAAGTTCGGACCCGGTAGCACGTATGCCAACCGCAGTGACGCCATCTTGCTAATGGATAAACTAAGTGAAAACTACACGCGTACGAACCAGCTTGCCTCTTGGATGCATGCCTGGGACCAAACCGCATGGAGCAGATATGCTGCGTGCGGCCTTACCCGGGCTTACGATCTCGACGAATATGTCGATGAGTCGATACATCACCAAGGCGAGTTCTTTAGCGAATACGGCGGGTTTGCTACCCGTGACTTCAGCATTGTTCGCGGAAATCGGTTTACTTCAGTTCCCAAAAACTGGAAGACTGATAGAGGCATCTGTGTTGAACCTTCGCTAAACCTATACTTTCAGCTTGGTCTCGGCAGTGTTATCGCCGACAGATTAGGCAAAAGATATGGGTGGTCCAAAGAGGAGACTCCGGCATGGCATAAAACCCTTGCTCGGTTAGGTAGTTTGACGGGTCAAACCGCGACTATTGATCTCTCTGGCGCCAGTGACTGCTTAGCGTACAACTTGGTTCGGTTGTTATGCCCTCAGAAGTGGTTTGAGCTTCTTTCCCAGACGCGTTCGCCCTACACCTTCATTGGTGGTAAGTGGGTGCGTCTTGAGAAGTTCAGCTCGATGGGGAACGGTTACACATTTGAGTTGGAGACAGCCATCTTTCTCTCCCTTGTACATGTCCTTAAGGGACTTCAAGGCGTGGAGGAAGATTCGATGACACCGGGACTTGCTATCTCGGTTTTTGGCGATGACATCATCTGCCCGACATCGTTGGCTGAATTGGTTATAAAATCCCTTAATTTTTCGGGGTTTACGGAAAATGACGAGAAGACCTTCATATCTGGCCCGTTTCGCGAAAGCTGCGGTGCTGATTGTTGGACAGGCTACGATGTGCGCCCGTCGTATATCAAACACCTGCTATCGTCTCCGGAAAAAGCCATCTCTGCGCGCAATAGTCTATGGCGTTTTGTTAACAGGAGTAATAGTCTACGCGGAGTCCCGGTCACCCGTAGGGTGGTCGATCTTTGCGAAGATGTACTTCCTGCCGCCATGAGACAATTGAGAGGACCTGAGGTCCTCGGTGACTTAGTTCTAAACGAGCTTAACAAAGACTCGTGGAACTATGTTATTCGCAACTCTCAGCGTTGGTTCCGTGTCTGGCGCCCTGTCCCGAACACCCGTCAGGGGTGGGACAATTGGCGTCCAGGCGTGGTCCATGCTACAGCACTGTACGGCGGCTCCTCCGGAGCCGAACCATTCGTAGCCACAGCATTCAATGGGTTACCCGTGTTTGCTAAAGAGCCGAAGTACGTTCCGCGTCTGCGGGGGTCTTATGTCTCTGGTTATAGGTTTGGTCGTGTAGCCTACTCGTGAGAGTAGGTACCTGGATCTCCTTGGAGTGAAAGGTGGTTGCCCCGAGGGGCGTAAAATAGGGATAAGCCGC